CCGCCGACTCACCCGGGTCCCCTTCACCGCCGGTCGCGGCGGGGAGCGTTCCGAATGAGTGGCTTTATCTTATCTGTCCCAGCCGTCCCGATGCCGTCCCGGACGGGATACCGAAGCCGTCCCGTTTGGGGGTCCATAGTAATTACTATGGCCCCAAGGGACGGCAAGAGTTCAGGGGGGTCGAAATGAGCGAAGCCGTCCCGCTGAAATGGCCGCTGGCGATCGCGACCGTGCAGCCGGCGAGGGAGCGGTTGTGAATCCAGTCCGCCTCTCCGGTCGCGAGATCGAAGACCTCCGCCTGCTCTTCGCCGGCCCCGATGTCGGCCTGCGCTCGACGCACTCGGGCATCGTGGCGAGCGGGCTCTTCGCGAGGATCGAGCGTCCGGACGAGTTGCGGTGTGGGCCCATCTACGTCTCGGCGCCGAGCCACGACGGGACGGGGTACGAGATCGACGACCGGCACATGGCGGCAGTCCGGCAGTACGCGATGCTGCGTCGAGCGGCCGGCGCTGCCCACGGCGCCGCGCCTGGGTGCCTGGATGTGCTGCGGGCAGCGTACGTGTCGCCGCGGCTGCTGTCGCTGTCCGCGTTCGACCGCGAGCCAGGGGACCATGGGACGCGGCTGTCGGCGGTCCTGGCGGCCTGGCCTGCCGAGTTCTCTCCGCGCGGCATGGCCGGCCTCGAGCGGCTATCGGCGAGGGCCGGGAGGCCGAACGAGAGCGAGAGGCAGGCGATCGAGGCTGTGCTGGTGCAGGCGGGCGGCTGGGTGGCGGCGGCGTCTCGGGCGTGGCGGGCTGGGTGGCGGGAGGTGAGGCGTGGATGAATTGCCGGAGGTGCTGACGGTTCGCGGCATCTTGCGAGTTGCGAACCTCGGCATCCGGAAGGGGTCGCCAGTACGTGTCACGGGACGCATGCTGCGGGTCGTGCTCGTGCGCTCGGGATTGCTGCGCCTTGGCGATGGTCGGTCTCACTTCGGGCTCTTGGAGCTTGAGCGCGCATGTCCCGAACTGGTTGACGGGCTTCGCGAGAGGCTGCGCAGGCATGGCGGTTCCGTGCATTCGAGCACATTCCGTGCACTCCGGATGGATGAGGGGGCTTACTAGTATGGGCCCTCGCGCTGCACAGGTCGTCGCAGACGGCGCATGGCTGCGGCCAGCCGACTACGCCAGAGACCAGCAGCGTGAGTCGCCCATGCCCACCGTCGAGCCCCGTCGCCGTTCGCTGCGGTGCGAGGTGCTGTCGCTCTTCCCGCCGCGTGCCGCGAGTCTGGCGAGGGCGGCCTGATGCCGCTAGCGCCACTGCGTCCGTGTCTGCGTCCCGGGTGTCACACGCTCGTGCGCGGCCGGCCCCGCTGCGATGCGCACGCCGTCGCCCGGGAGTCGAGCGCGGCACGAGGGTACGGCGCCGACTGGCAGCAATTGCGGGAGAGGCACCTCGGCATGTGGCCGAACTGCGCAGCATGCGGCGCGCCGGGCACCGACGTCGACCACATCCGGGCGCACCGGGGCGACGAGGAGCTGCGGCTCGACCCGGGCAACCTGCGGACGCTCTGCCGGGCCTGCCACTCCCGCAAGACGGTCGGGGTCGATGGGGGATTCGGCAGGGGGTAGGGGCTGGCGCCTGCCGCCGCCGGCCGTGGTGGTATCGGCCGGGGTTGGTAATAGGACGGCCCAAGGCGCGCCGTATGGCGAGGGGCCACCCCCTCATCATGTGGAGGGCGGAGCTAAACGACCGCCGTTAATCAATAATTCGCATATGCAAAACCTGCAAAGTCGCGATCGGTAGCGAATCGAGGCGAAAATGGGCTCTGTCGTCGGCATCAATCGCGGCGGCCGTCCCCGCCTCCCTACCGCGCTCAAGGCTCTGAAGGGCACGCTCGCGCCGAGCCGTGAGAACCCGCTCGAGCCGCAGCTCACCCCGACCCGCATCGGCCGCGCACCCGCCGAGTTGTCCGAGGACGAGACCGTGATCTGGGGCGCCCTCGCCCGCGCCGTGAATCGCCTCGGCGTCGCGGTGGCCGGCGACCTCCAGGCGTTCGAGGCGATGGTCTGCGCGCTAGCGCAAGCCAAGCTCGCGCGCCGGGCCGGCGACCTCGACGGCTGGGCGAAGGCCGACGCGCGCTGGGAGAAGTGGGCCTCGCACTTCGGCCTCACGCCAGCGACGCGCCCTAAGGTGAATCGGCTCGTGGACCAGGCGCCGAAGAAGGACCCGCTCAGCGAGTTCGGGTAGTCCGTGCCCCCCAAGAAGCCGCAGTCCAAGGCGCGCCCCGTGGCGCCGCCTCTGGACCCGCACGTCGCGAAGGCGCACGCCTACTGCAAGGCCGTCCTGTCCGGCGAGACGCCCGCCGGGCTCATGGCGCAGGCCGCCTGCTCCCGGCAGCTCCTCGACCTCGAGCGGGCGGCGAAGGGCTGGGACTACGAGTTCGACGAGGGGCTCGCGGGCCGCGCCTGCCGGTTCCTTGAGCTACTACCGCACGTCAAGGGGCACCTCGCCGGGCAGACGCTGGTGCTCGAGCCGTGGCAGTGTTTCGTCGTCTGCGCCGCGTTCGGCTGGGTGCGGCGCGGGACTAGGCGGAGGCGCTTCCGTCGCGTCACGATCTTCGTGCCTCGCGGCAACGGCAAGTCCTGCCTCTCCTCCGGCGTCGGCCTCTACTGCCTGGCGGCCGACGGCGAGGGCGGCGCCGAGGTCTACAGCGCGGCGACGACGCGGGACCAGGCGCGGATCGTGTTCGGAGACGCGCAGTCGATGGTCAAGCGCTCGTCGGCACTCCGCGAGCGGCTGGGCCTCGAATCCATGCAGCACTCGATCGTGCAGGAGTCGAGCAACTCGAGCTTCAAGGCGCTCTCGCGAGAGGCCGACAACCTCGACGGGCTCAACGTCCACTGCGCGGTGATCGACGAGATCCACGCGCACAAGACGCGCGACATTTACGACGTGCTCGAGACGGGACTCGGCAAGCGGCTCAACTCGATCCTCTGGGTGATCTCGACCTCCGGCTCGGACACGAGCGGGATCGGGTACGAGGTATACGGCTACGCCAAGCGGGTCTTGACGAAGACGGCGACAGACGAGTCGCTATTCGCGGCCATCTGGGAGTCCGACGAAGGCGACGACTGGACGAGCGAGGCGACCTGGCGGAAGTCGAATCCCAACTGGGGCGTCTCGGTCCAGCCGGAGATCATCGGCCAGCTCGCCGCGAAGGCACAGCAAATCGCGTCGGCGCAGAGCGCCTTCGTCACCAAGCACCTCAACCGCTGGACGAACGCCGATCAGCAGTGGATGGACCTCGGCGCATGGGACCGATGCGCCGATCCCGACCTGAAGCTCGACGACCAGGCCGGCGAGGAGTGCGTGATCGGCCTCGACCTGGCCAGCAAGACGGACCTCGCGGCCAAGGCGTACGTGTTCGGTCGCGTCGCCGACGGCAAGCGGCACTATCGGATCTTCGTCGATTGCTACCTGCCGGAGCAGCGGGCGGCCGAGGGAGGCAACTCGCAGTATCGCGGCTGGCAGATCGAGGGCCGGCTCAAGACGACGCCCGGCGACGTGCTCGACTTCGAGACGGTCAAGCAGGATCTCCTTCTCGACCGTGACCGCCTGCGCGTCGCCGAAGTGGCCTACGACCCGTGGCAGGCGCTGAAGCTCTCGCAGGAGCTGACCGACGCCGGCATGACGTGCGTCGAGATGCGGCCCTCCGTGCAGAACTTCTCGGCTCCGATGAAGGAGTTGGACGCGCTGGTCCGCTCCGGGCGCCTGCGGCACGACGGCAATCCGGTGCTCCGGTGGATGGTCTCCAACGTCGTCGCTCGCGTCGATGCGCAGGAGAACGTCTACCCGCGCAAGGAGCGGCCCGAGAACAAGATCGACGGCGTGGTCGCGCTAGTCATGGCTCTCGGCCGCGCGATGACGGCCGATGCCGGTGGCGTCGTCTCCTGCCCCTACACCGAGACCGACCGTCTCCTTTGACCCGAACGAGGCTTCAATGCCCGATGGCTCGCCGACAATCTGGGGTCGGCTGGCGGCGCCGTTCCGGCGTGCGTTCGCCTCGGGCGTGCCTCCGGAGGACCCTCGTCGCTTCACGCAGTGGGTCCAGCTCATCGACCAGCCCGCCGGGGTTGCCGTCACGCCGGACAACGCGCTGGAGATCAGCGCGGTCTGGGCTTGCGTCATGGCGATCTCGAACGCGATCGCCCCGGCGAACTGGAAGGTGCTCGCCACGACCGGCGAGGGCCGCCGCGAGGCGCTACCCGACGACCCGCTCGCCTACCTGCTCAACGTCCGGCCGAACGCCGACATGACGGCGATCAGCTTCCGGCAGTCGCTCCTGATGGCGCGCCTGACCTGGGGCAACGGCTACGCAGCGATCACCCGGGCGCCGAGCGGGCGAGTCGTCGAGCTGGTCCCGATGCTGCCGCACCTCACGATTCCTCGCCGAGACACGGACACCGGAAGGCTCTTCTACGAGTACCACTCGCTCGGAGGTGGGACGGTCCGGCTCGAGCAGGAGGAGGTCTTCCACCTCAAGGGCCCCGGCATCTCCGGACTCGTCGGCGACAACGTCGTCTCTCGCGCGGCGAAGTCGATGAGCCTGACCGCTGCCGCTGAGCGGTTCGCGAGCACGTACTTCGGCAACAACACGATCGTCGGCGGCGTGCTCTCGGCGCCGTTCAAGTTCCCGCGGGACAGCGAGGGCAAGAGCGCCGTCGCCGAGCGCCTGCGCGACGACTGGGCCGCGATGCACTCGGGCCCGAACCGCGCCTGGCGGCCGGCGATCCTCGAGAACGGCATGAAGTGGGAGCCGTTCACGACGAACGCCACGGACGCGCAGCTCGTCGAGGCGCGCAAGCACCAGATCGAGGAGATCGCGCGCTGGTACGGCGTACCCGGGCACCTGATCGGCGTGGCCGGCAGCGCGCAGGGCTACGGAACGAACCTGGCGGAGCTCGGCCTCGCGTTCATCCGGCACACGCTCGCTCCGCTCTGCGCCGAGTTCGAGCAGGAGGCAGACTTCAAGCTCCTCTCGCAGCGGGCGCCGTGGCGGCACACCCGCATCGACCTGTCTCCGCTCACGCACGGCGACGCGGTTAGCCGGGCGAACGCCTCAAAGATTCTTCGGGACATGGGCGTCCTCACGGTCAACGAGATCCGCGAGTCCGAGGGGATGAACCACATCGGCAGCGACGGCGACGTGCGCGTCGTGCCGCTCGGCTACCAGACGTTCGAGCAGCTCGTGGCGCCGCAGCCTAAGCTGATGGCTGCAACCGGGCCGCAGATCGCACAGATCTTGGCAATCCTCCAGTCCGTGGCAGACGGCAAACTCCCGGCCGCCTCGGCGCACGCGTTGATGGTCGTGTCCTTCCCGGGGCTCGACGAGGAGCAGATCGACGCGATGCTCGACGGACTGACTGCAGAGCTATCCGACGACGACATCACCGAGCAGGAGCCAGCGCCGGCGGCACTCGCCACGCCGCGCCCCCGCTCGGTTGCGCTCGAGCGCGATTCGCACGGGCAAATTACCGGCTTCACAGTGAGGGAATGACATGGCCATCACGACCGCATGGACGAACCAGTGCAAGCTCGACTTCATCAACGGCATCCACCTCGCCGCCCACGTCTACAAGATCGCCCTGATCAAGACGGGGCACGCGGGCACCTACTCGAAGGCCACGCTCCAGGCAGGGACGCCGGGCAGCGGCGCGCCGACGACGAGCAACCTGGGCACGGATGAGGTGTCCGCGAGCGGCACCTACGTCGCGGGCGGCGTGACGCTGACGGGCCGGACGGTCGCGCTCTCGACGGACACGGCCTACCTCGACTTCGCGAACATGGCGCAGATCACCGGCTTCACCGGCAGCGCAGACGGCTGCATGATCTACAACGACACCGTGGCCGGCAAGCCCGTCCTCTACGTCGGGGCCTTCGCGGGCGCGCCCATCGCAGCGACGGCGGGCACCTTCGACGTCACGATCCCGACGACGGGCCTCGGCATCGTCGAGATCACGTAACCGTGACCCCCGACCAGGCCGTCAGCTACCTCGAGCGCGCCCTCGGGGCTATGAACGGCGCCACCGTCGCGGCGTACATCGTCCGCGACGACGCGCTGCACTGGTTCGTCCAGGCGACGAACCTCGATCAAGGGCTCGCCTGCTACTCGGACGACTCGGCGTCTGGCGCGACGCTCGCCGACGCCACGCGGGCGGCCGTGGCCGGCGTCGTCGGCCAGCTCGGCGGCGGAGCCTACCCCGACCTCTCGGACCTCCACGCCGAGGGCGTGCTCCTCCTGCTCGCGGTGCCCTGATGCCGATCAAGCATGCCTTCGCGAGCGCCAAGGCCGACGGCGGCGACGCGACTCTCGTCAAGCCGTCCGACTGGAACGCGAACCACACGATCGACACGTACTTCGACCTCACCGCGATGACCACGCCGGCCACCCCAGGCGCAGGCGTCGCGCGGTTCTGGGCGAAGAGCCGCGCCGGCAGGATGTTCCTCTGCAGCATGGGTCCGTCCGGCCTCGACGAGAGCTACCAGCCGAGCCTGTTCGCTAGCTACGCGATCCAGCTCATCCCCAACACCGGCACGACGGTTCCGATCGCAGAGGGC